CAGCTTCGTCACCAGTAGTCCATGCAAGTGTTCCAGATGTATTGATTGTTAAAATATCAATTCTAGGATTCGCAGCAGGTGCTACTAGTGTAGGAGATGCTTGGGAAACTAGGGTTATGGGCTCTGTATCTGAGCCAGAATAAACATTATTATGGTAATTAGAGGAATCAGTACCTTCTACAGCAACAGCCATTGCAGTGATTGCCTCAATTGTATCAAAGTGATACGTTGAGTTATTACCTAATGTCCTAAAGCCATAAGATGTAATATCGCTCAATGTTGCGTCTGTACGATGGTTGCTATCAGGTGTAGTTAAATCTATAGTACTCTGTTGCCAAGTACCAGAAGCCGCGTTAGTAGTGAAGTCCCACCTGCTTTGGTCTCCACCACTATCTTGTGCAAAAAATTGTATTGCAGATGAACCACTTATAGCACAACGATTCCATATAGTAGCATCACTAAAATCGCTTAAATCAACAGAATCTGTTCTGGTAATGGTTGTACCAGAGGTGCCAGTAACAGCTTCTAAAGAATAATTTCCCTCTTGCTTCGTAGTAGAACTTAAAATTGTACAATATGTACTTGTCCATTCTGCCCTAGCGATGGCATTAGTGGGATATTCCATATCATCTAAAGTCAGTGTAGAGCTAGCTCTGAGAGCCATTAAATCACCCTGATATAAACCCCTCATTGAGTTTCTTAAATTCATTAAAGACATAGAGCCTGTGGGCTGGTCTTTATCAAACATGTGTCTTTCCATTTTAATCCCTCGCTTTAATTATTTTTGTATTACAAACTTCACACTTACCAGCATAAACTTTTCGTCTATTGCGTAAAGTAGAATTTTTTACAGTAAGCATTTCTCTAATTTTTTTACATTGTATACAATATCCAGTCATACTAGTAGCCTTTCGCGTCATAGTCTATTTCAGCTGTATCCAGAGTTACGCCATCTAAGTCTTCTACATGCACTACAAAATTAGATGTTGACTTACTATCTATTACGGGAACACCAACAATGCCATTAGATATTGTTATTACCAATCTTGGAGCGTATGTAAAATCAACACCAAATGTAACAGTTTTTCCAGTATTAGGTACAGCAATATCTCTACCCCACGATGATTTCACAACCGGTGCTTCTAAATAAATAATACCAGAATAAAAGTATGTATTAAAATCTGCATTTAGTGTAGATAGGTTAAACCTAAATTTTACATATCTACCACTATACGTTGTTGCGGCACTTACAGTCTCAAAGTCTGTATACGTTATGTCATCATCACTGGTACTAATTTGTACTATTACACTACCAGAATTTGTAGAAGCATTTTTATAATCAATATCTGTTATAATTTCAAATTCAAACAGTGTTTCTAAGTCATATGGTTCTACCATCTCAAAATAGCCAGATTTTAAAAATGTATCATCTAGAATCAAGCCATCGTTAGACTCTTGATATTCCCACGTTTGACCATCTGCTTCACGCTCTTCCCACGTAGTAGTTGTCTCTAGAGCAATCGTATTTCGTGTATACGTCTTATCATAATCATTTCTCTGAATCAATCTACAGTCACTCAACTTATACTTATGTGGTACACTCCATGCATCAAATTCCTGTATAAAATTCCTATCTGGGGGTGCTACAACAGAAATAGTATCTACGCCTGGAATAGTACTTTCTAGCCCAGTAGTATCTACGGCTTTAACCATATAAGTAATATCACCAATTTCTCCAACAGATGATATAAACTCTGTAGTATCAACAACTTCTACTATAGTAGTAGCAGTACTCCAAACGCCACCCTTCTTAATAACATAACGCGCTAAATCCGCATCACTAATAGCATCCCACGTAAATATAAGTAAGTCACCAGATTGTTCTACATCAAAACCAGTAACATTAGATGGCGGTGTTGTATCTCCAACTATTATTATTGGGTCAGATACTGTACCATCACTTATAATGTCCTCTACGCTTGCTGTTTTAACTCTTACATAATATGTTTCACCTACTTCAAGAGGCGTGATTAAAAAAGTATTTTCTGGGCCATATCCTACTTGTTGGTAACTTCCACTACCCTTTTTAATCTCTACAACATAATAACCTAACACTTCTCTGGTTTTATCTGTAGGAGCTGTCCATGTAGCACTTATTTGAGCAATGTGAGTACCATCTGTATCTACATAATCAACCTCTATAAGCGTTAAACCAGTAACGTCTGTAACTGGTTCCCATGGGTTTGCTACAGAGCCATAATCACCTTTGTTAACAGATGCCCCAAAAGTATCATTATATACATCACTAGTATATTCACGCAACATAAGTTGCATGATATCTTTTTCACTTTCTTGTATAGCTAATATTCTAAAAGGTTTACTTGTCCAGCCCGTTACATCATGCGATATAGTAACTATATCTCCAACCTCGCAGAATAAAGCGTCTATACCAACTTTAATACCACACATTATAGATGAGTATTTTGCAAGTCTTAAGTAACGTTTAGCCATACGAGATGCTTGAGAAAATCTAGTAATTCCTAATAAGGATACTTTCTTTTCAACAATATGTTGTCCTAATTGAAGCGCTTCTCTTTCATCTTGGTCTACCTTATCTTCAGCTAGTGCCTCTATGCGTTGCCATTCTTGGTTTGGGTCAACATATTGTACTAGTAGTCTATTTGGTAATTCATCTTTTGCCATTTGCGAATAACCAAACGAGCCCTCTAATATGTTATCCATAGTAAAAGCTTGCGCTGCAGATTCACCAGCTTTTTCTACATGAAGCTTAATAGTTTCACCAGTCAGGGTTATATATCCACCAAACGTTCCAAGCATATCATTAATTATATCTAATGCTGGACGTGTATTATCTATAGCTATATCTAATCTAAATCTTACCTCAGTGCCACCAGCTCCATCATCTACTAACACATTACAGTACTCAGCCACTTCACCAAAACTAGTATCATCTATCCATGATTCTGGTACACCAGCTCCATATATATCATTTGTAAGAAAATCTCTTATACATTCTGCTGGGTTATGTGAATATTCTCTGTGTGTTTTAAAGATATTGTTAGAGTCATCCCATCTTCTTATCTTCAAACCATGGACCATGCACGTTGTTGTTGGATTACCACCCTTTAGCTTATCACCAGCCGTTAAAGTAAATGCAATATAAGCGCAACGCTTTAAACCACTTACATGGTCGGACGCCCGAGCGTCTACCGTTTGATTTATAGTACCAGTATATGCTGTGTAAGTACAATCCGATATGCCCATAGACGTATAACTGCCTTTAAAATCTCCTCCACCACCTGTAAGTAACGCAGACAACCATGCATTAAATGTGGGAAATGTTACTTTATTTGCTCCATAATCAAAATTCCAATAGTCTGTATTAATTTCAGAATCATTTTGACCATATAACACAAAATCACTTATAGCATCGTGTTGAGTATAATATGTAGGAAGGTCCTGTCCACCCCCTGGGTCATTTATAAGAGTCTCTTTTTCAACTGCACCAGTCTTACCGAATGGTATATTATTAACACGAACATCATATATACCAGCGACTTCTCCTTCTCCAATGACTTGTATACGCTGTATAGTGGTTCCAGGGTCAGATTGCCATATCACATTACCAGCCACCTTGAGATTACCATATATAACAGCTACGGGAAGTTGATTAGTAAATGTATTGGTTAACATTCCAAAGCCATATGTAGGAGAACCACCGCCGTATCCAGTCGCATCACCAAAATCTGGTACCTTTGGAGGGTCAAATAATCCACCTATAGCAGCCCCAACAGTAGCAAACGCTGCAGTAGCTTGCAACATAGCCCATCCAGTAAGATAAATTTGCCCAGTTATCAAACCTATCGTACCAACTACAACACCTACAACAGCACCCACCCACTGACCAGGAGTTTTACCAAGTCGTTCTCGCCTTAATTGGTTTATAAGTATGCGTTTAATATGAGCGTCTGTTACAGAATCTAGCTCTTTTAGCTTTTCTTTGTATATTTTTAAGTTATCATTCTTCTCTTGTGAGTTCATCATTCCTTATTCCTACAAAAAATCTTTTTTGCCAATACGATTCACTTAGTTTACTTACACGGCTCTCTTTATCTTCTAATTGATGTATAAATCTTCCGAACTTATCAATCATAATACCCATATGTCGTACTTCACCCTTAATTACAAAAAACACAACATCAAATTCCTTTAAATCCTTTTCTAACTTTATTACATTACCCTTTTTAATTGCCTGTTCTATCAAACGATATTTAGAGTCCATACTACATGGAGAACTCTCTGGTATAGTATAATTTTTTTCATTAATTAAAATGAGTTTTACAATACCAAGACAATCACAACCCTTAAAATCACTACCACCCCATTGCCACGGAATACCTAAATACTTATCAGACCAAGACATTTTAGCCCCCTATTGTCTTATCACCATCTGCTGTGGAATTGTAAAGAACCCACCAAACGCAGCCTCATTACCTATTCCAGAACAACTAGCAATTGTTTTATCACAACCTCTACTTATTTCGTATGTATCTCCATTACTAGGCGCCGCGTCTAAAGCATAATCTAATGTAAATGATGTACCAGAAGCACAATCTATGACTATACGTGATTCTCCATCATTTGCGCCGGAAGTAAAGTCTACTGTACCATAATTATAATAATCATCTACCTGTGGTAATGCTGAATCTTTAATAACAGTTGTAGTGCAATCTGCATCCGCAGTGCCGCTAAATACATTTAAGAGCTGAGAAGTGGTCATATTGCCATCAGTACAACCACTAGCCGCAAATTTCCACGGACAAGAAATGCTATATCTTCGACGAGGACATTCATACTCGAATGTTCCAGCACGCGACACACATTCCATTTCCATAACATTCTCACCGAGACCAGGCCTATTCATAATACCAGTAAACATATAGACATCGTCATCTTTAGCCCAAGAACCAGATATATCAGCGAATATCTTACGCACTACTATCTTCCGCCCACGAAACTCGTTACTTGCAACATATGATGACATAGCGCGGTTGACATTATCTAATTTAACATTTACGCTATCTACTTTTGTGTCAACAGATGTTTTTATGGTATCACGAGTTATGCCTAAAGCAGTATATGTAGCTGCGTTACCATCAACATCATAAAAAGATATGTCTCTATCAAACGCAGCAAAATGCAGTGTTTGGTCATCTAAAAAAATGTCGTATATTTCTAATGGTTTATTTTGCGTATTATCTAATATTCCGCTAACAGCAGCAGTAGTATCTCTCACAAGTTCTCCTATGTAACCTCTGTAAAATATAGAGTGATGTTATATCGGTCAAGCCCAATATATTCTATCTTTAATATATTCTCTGTAAATCGCACTGTATAGGCCACGCCATCCTGTGGATTTTCCCATGTAAATGATTCAAAACCTTCACGAGCAGTAAAAAATGCTTCTATAGAATCTTTAACTGCCTGAGTAGAATTATAGAAATTTAAAACGAAAGTACGCTTTGGAGTAGACCACTTGTTGCGTCTACGCTCTTCACCATACGTTGTATTTGTTATAAGCGTATTATAATTTATGCTCTGTGTATATGTAGCATCTGGTAAGTCAGTAAATGTAGCCATCTCATACTCCGCTATACAATTTGTATAAGTTTTATCTGTACATTATACACATCATCTGCGACGCGTTCATATGCGAACTCGTCATCTGCAAATCTGACTGTGTAAGACGTGTTATTTGTAGGGTCTACCCAAGTAAATGTTTGATGTGCTCCGTGTTGAAGTTGAAAAAAAGCAAGCATATCATCTACCTGGGTTTTAACTATGGTTCTGAAAACTAACGTAAATGCACTCTTTGAATGCGCATGTTTTAATCTTCGCTGTTCTTTTCCTGACTCAAAAGTATGTATATCAGTTACAAATCCTTTTTGGTCTTCCATTGTATAATCAGGAATCCAATGAAATGTGCCAGGCATTATTTTATCCTCTTAATTGTTTTACGTGTACTACCGCCCCTTATTAAATCAGCATTAATTAGATTTATTACAGTATCTGGTTCATGTGCTATTTGGGCATTTACAAAGTTAGGGTCTACGACATTTATGATAGTAAGACCGCCGCCTTGGTTTCTATTATACTCATCTAACGGAACAACAGCTTCTGGACCAGACTCTCCTATTAAGCTCATAGTTGGTTTTCTAACAATGCCACCCTCAGCTCCTACAAATAATCCAGGATTTGCACGCTGAAATGCTTGTGTTGATACAGCATTAGTTGCAGTACTAGTTGCTGCAGTATTTGTCATACCAGTAAACCAACTTGTAACACCACCAACCATTTGTTCAATAGCAGCCATATAAAACTGAGCTCTAATAAATCCAGCCACCATATTACCAAGTGCTTGACTCCAACCTTCTAATATTCCACGTATGAAACCATGTATAAAGTTATTAAGAGCATCATCTAATACTCGTTGCCATACATCAGCAAAGGTTGTAGCGCCCTTTAATAGGTCTACTATTGTATCAGCCCAAGATGCAGAAACTTTTTTGATGATAGCATCAGTATTACCTGCCATATCAGTCATCAGCTTGTTTACCCTTGTCATCTCTTCATTAGTTTTATCAC